CCTTGGACAAAGCCTTGGAACAAATGAACCTAGGTAACGGCTTATACAAGCAAGCACCTCACATCGGCTTAGATCAAGGTAAAGATTCATATATGAGTCACGATCAACTAACAGCAATAATCTGCTATCTACATCTTACAGGTCGTAAAGATAAGATCAAAGAGATACTAGCAGCTTTTAAATATGGGATAAGCTATAACAATGTAGATAACAAGTTTAGACCTTATCACCCTAGAGATTTAATCTTCTATGGTATTATTAAGGGTTCATTTATTGCTTATCTATTCTTACCACTACTGTACTTGATAACGTTGTTTACTTTCGCTAGAGAGACTAAGGAGAGAAACGGTATTGAGTTTAAAAAGACAGACAGTGAGATACTATATTATATAAGTAGAGAATGCACTAGTGTATTTAAACCTATTAATTTCATATGTGAGAAACGTGTGAAACAAAGGTTTGGTAGTTGGGACAATCTATTTGATACATATTTTAAGGATGATAACCATCCAATTAATAATATAACTAATAAATAGGAGGCAGTATGCCAGAATTTTCAAATGACTTTTTACATAAAGTATCTGCCGGAAAGGTTAAAGGTGCTTCTAATGTTTACAAGTTTGGACAAGCAGAAGTAGGTGGTACTTTCACTACTGTTTCACAAGACTTAACATATAAGACACCTATAGCACCAGTTAGTCTAGAGATAGTCTCAGATAATGCAGGTGACACTGCGTTAGGTCTAGGTGCAAGACAAATGGCTGTATCAGGTATAGCAGCTGATTATACAGAACTTACAGAGATAGTAGAGCTTAATGGTACTACTGCTGTGCCACTACTAAATCAATTTCTTAGAGTATACAGGGTTGCCGTGTGTTGTTCAGGTACATATGCTACAGAAGCAGCCTCTTCACATTTAGGTAACATTACTGTACAAGAGACAGGTGGTGGTGCTGTGTGGGGTAGTTGTCAGACATTCGGTGGTATGGGTATGGGTAGTTCTCTTATAGGAGCTTTCACTATACCTAAAGATCATACAGCTCATTTAATTAGAATGGTTTTACATTCTGAAACAGCTAAGGCAGTAGATATAGCATATTTTGTACGTGAAGGTATTGACCAAGTGGTTGCACCTTTTACACCTATGAAAATGTCTAGTCTAGATAGATCACCCGAAGGTGGTACAGTAAGTGTACCTAAAGGATTATCAAGAGAATTAACAGGACCATGTGACATAGGTTATATGGCTAAGACAGCATCAGGAGCAGGTAATGCAACGGTGTCAGTAGCTTTCGATCTATTATTACTTAATAGACACGGATAGGAGGAGATTATGAGTGGAGACAACCATGATAAGATAATGGATAAACTAGGTGCTATACATACAGATGTAGCAGTACTTAAAGAGAAGTTTAAGAAAGTAGATCAATTAGAGACAAGGGTTAACAAGGTAGAAACTAAATTAACATTCCATGATAAGGTAGTAGGTGCTGTTGCATTAGCATCAGGTATTCTAGTTGCTTTAATTAAATATGGAAAACTATAGGGGGTAATTATGTTACAGAAAGAAACAACATTAGCAATTGCAGTATCAACAACTGAGACTGAAGCACATGCTATCGACTTCGATGGTGAGAGACTAGAAACTACCAAAGCAGGTGAGAGAGACTTTGCTTTCTCTGTAAATGGTACAGCAGCTACATACACAGTACAAACATCATTAGATGGTACTAATTGGGTAGACTTCGATGCAGGTACAGCTATTGGTTTAGGTGTGTACACTATCATCAGAGCAAATGATGTACTAGCTAATTACATTAGACTTAAATCTAGTGTAGCAACTACAGCAGTAGTAACCTTTATTGCAAGAAAATAATAGGAGTTAAAATGTTAAATTCTATTCTAGGAATTATTAACAAGTTTATTCCAGATCAAGATGAAGCAGGTAGAGTTGCTGTCAGTCTGGAAAAAGAGTTTACAAAACAGATGGAAATGCAACACAGTATTATCCAAGCAGAGACAGCTAATGGTTCTGGTAAGTGGAGAGTACGACTAATGTATATGTGTATGATAATGGTATCTGCACATTTCATTATGTATGATGTAATACCATATATAAGAACAGCATTTGATTTAAACTTTTATACACCTCAAGCACCAGAATCAGCAGAGCTATGGTCTTTTCTAAAGATTGGAGTCGGTGGTTACATAGGGTCACGTGGTGTTGAGAAATCAATTGCATGGTTCAAAGGGAAGAAGTAATGAGTAAATCAAACAAAGCTAATGAAGATATACTTAATAGTCTTCACTTGATGACAGCGGAAGTCATCGCAAAGATGTTTAAAGAAGCACAAGGTGAACCTGAGTTAATGCTTAAGGTCATCAGAGAGGCACGAGGTTTCCTCAAGGATAACAACGTGTCAGCAGATATAACAAGTAACAGACCAATGCAACAGATAGAGCAAGAGGTCAAAGTTGCTGAACTACCTTTCGAGGTTGAAGAGGATTAATTATGTACTCAGAAAAATACATAGAAGCGTTAAAGAAAGATTTTAGGAACTTTGCTGCACATATTTGGATGGAGCTAGACCTACCACCCTTAACACCTGTACAGAATAGTATGGCTGAATATATACAACATGGTCCAAAGAGATTACAGATTTCGGCATTTAGAGGCTGTGGTAAGTCTTACTTAACTGCAGCATTTGTCTGTTGGTTATTGTGGAGAGACAATGAGTTAAAGATAATGGTTATATCAGCAGGTAAAGATAGAGCTGATGCTTTTGCTATATTTGTTAGGAACATGATTAAGGATATTGATTTACTTAAACACATGGAACCTGATAAATCAAAAGGTGAAAGAGCTACTCAGAACATCTTTGATATCAGAGGTTGTAAAGCATCTGGTTCTCCCTCACTTAAATCTGTCGGGATTAGTGGGCAGTTAACAGGTAGTCGTGCAGATGTTATTATTGCTGATGATATTGAAGTAGTATCAAACTCAGCAACGCATGATCTTCGGGAGAAGTTAGCTCGGCTTGTAACAGAGTTTGATGCTGTACTCACACCAAGAGGTCGTATTATTTACTTAGGAACACCTCAGACAGAGTTGAGTCTCTACAACACGTTATATCAACGTGGTTATGATATGAAGATATGGACAGCTCTAATACCTACAGAGAAAGAAGCTGCAGGTTATGGTGCTAAGTTGTCTCAGTTTATTAGGGATTTAATGTTAACTATACCTAGTGGTACTACCACAGACCCCAAACGATTCTCGGACTCTGATTTAGCTGAAAGGAAATTATCCTATGGTCGATCTGGTTTTGCATTACAATTTATGCTAGATACAAGTTTGTCAGATGGTGACAAGTTCCCACTAAAGATAAATGATTTAGTCATATCTAATGTAAGTCAAAAATTACCTACTGAAATATATTGGTCTAATAATCCTTTACTTAAATTAAAGGAGCTACCAAATGTTGCAATGGGTGGTCAAAACTACTTTGCCCCTGAGACGCTCGATAAGGTGTCTCTAAGCTCTCCTGAGATGTCGGTGATGTCAATAGACCCTTCGGGGCGTGGGAAGGACGAGACAGCCTATTCTGTGGCTCTCATGCTACATGGTAATATCTTTGTCCCTAAGATTGGTGGATTTAAGGGTGGCTATGAAGATGAGACACTGATAGAGATTTGTAACATAGCGAAAAGATATAAAGTCAATAAGCTTATAGTCGAATCAAACTTTGGTGATGGTATGTTTTCTCAACTACTTAAGCCTCATCTAGGTAGAATATACCCCTGTGAGATAGAAGAAGTCCGGCAGAACATGCAGAAAGAACTCCGTATTATTGATACCTTAGAACCATTGATGAACCAACATAGACTGATAGTTGACCCAAGTGTTATACAGGATGACTATGATTCAGCAATGAAGAACTTTGAAACAGATAAGGCATTACAATATATGCTATTCTATCAAATGTCTAGATTATCGAAAGAACGTGGTTCACTGAAACATGATGATAGATTAGATTCACTTGCTATAGCATGTAAGTACTTTCTAGATATCTTAGACGTAGATCAGTCACTTAGAGCTAACCAGTTGAAAGAAGAACAACTCGATGCCTCACTAGATAAATTCGTAGCTGAATGGTATGAAGATAATGGTGGTACGCAAAATCGGGGACTTAAGCTATGGGATAGATCACGAAAAAGCTAATGATTACAAACACTTCCAATAGGGTGGACTATAGAAGAAAGAAAAATGTTACTCTATATACTACCTAGTATATACCTAGTATACCTAGTAACACCTAGTTATAGCTAGATACTATTCAGTATCCATACTATATACTACCTTCTATATTCCCCCTCTTATTATCATACTGTAATATTACGTATATATACATAATATTAGACTACAGTATTACGTATATATACCTAAAAGGAGATATAATGTATACAACACCACTTAAAGACCATGTGTATATCATGGGTACCCGTATAAAGATCACAATTAGTGACACAGAGTGTTCTGATGCAGAAGCCGATGGTTTGTATGCCTCAGAAGAAATAACGCTTAGAAGCCACTACAAGAGCTTAGAAGAGTATAGAAGAATATATACCCATGAATGCTTTCATGCTCTCCATGAGTTACTAGGTGTTCAACTGAATACTACAGTAGAGGAGATTATAGCTCATAGGGTTAGTCATATGATTGCTTATGAGATATTCTAGTTTCACTTACTTAGTTCGCTTAATATCCTAGAACTGGTATAATCAAGTGTTATATTAATGATTTATACTATATAGGGTATACTCAGGAGGTTACATGAGATTACTACTATTCTTATTTACATACATATCAGCATTGCTGCTACTAGTTAGTGTATACCTAAGTATGCTTAATTAGTTCGCTCAATATCCACACCTAGTAACAACAGGAGGTTACAGATGAAATCAAGAGAATCTATTATAGATGCAATATTAACTATCATATTCACTAGCAGCCTGTGCTACTTTGTGGATTCGATATACCATTGTGTTGCATAATGCAATAATCTCCCTACAGTGAGAACTCGGTGTCACAAAGTGCCACTTTCAGGTACTTAGAGAAATCACTCTCACTACAGGGAGAATTTATAAAAATTTCCAACAGGGAGTATATTAAACAAACCCGAGCGAGTTTCCCCCATCGAACACTTATTTGAAGACCCTAACACCTAGTACCCCCCTCAAACAATTAGTAACACCAAGCAACACCTGTCACCCTACTCTAACAACTGGTGCCACAAGGTAACACTCGGTGTAGTGGTATGACATTTGTTGTATTAGGTTGACCTACTATGGTTTATTAGTGTTGCAAGGTGCAATCTGGTGTTGCTTGGTGCAACTCTGTGTCATAATGACATAGCACTATCTTTTTTCAATTGAACACCTAGAACACCTAGGACACCACGTAACACCACGACTACATCAAGTGACACCAATACAAGCAGCATCTATATAGAGTAGCTTAGAGGTGGTACTGAGAGGCTTAGAGGTGCATACCTAGTGTTACCTAGTGTACATGTAGTAGATACACGTTCCTTTATATACATTATTATCAGCAGTGGTACCTAGTGACTACCGCTAACCGCTTGATATCAGACCTGTCAACCACCTAGCACTATGTTTTTTCACCTTTAAGTTACTGATATTATAGGAATAAGTGAAGAAAGTATGTACTAGGGCTAAATATTATTTGACAGCGGTCGATAGGTCTGTTAGTATGATTGTAGACCTTGACTAGCAAATAGCTACTCATTAAAACACACTAACTAAGGAGTTAAACATGTGTCATAAATCTTTGAAACTACACCAGACAATCAATAAGGTGGACGTTAGAGGGAAGTTGCGAGAGAAATCAGCACCTAAACAAAAAGTAACTATTAAACAAATTAAGGTTACTGATGCTGAACGATTTTTCTTGAAACATGAAGATGTATTAAACTAAAACAGGGGTATTTATGAAGAAATTACTATTACTATGTGCCATGCTATTAATATGTGAGGCAATGATATGCGAAACTAACCAAACAGGTGAGCATACGTATACCAAAATTGAACGAAACAAGTAAGCCGAAACGACTCAAATAGGGTCGTCTACACCTAGCGATTAGGGGTGTACTGATGAGTATCGCACTACATTCTAAAACCTGTCTCGTACACTTGGTAGTCAATCCGTGTACAAGATAAAAGACAGGCGGCTTAAGCTCCGAACATGGCTAGATAATGTAACTATCCACGGCTAGTCTATGCTTAAGATAAAACAGGCGGCATACTGCATATTCAAACTAATGTTTGAGGTGTAAAACTGCGTTATTGTATGTACGGTATTACTAGGTATAAACTAGCTAGTGAAAAAAGCAGGGGTTTTCCATATGTCACTGATACAATTGAACTCAAACAGGAAAATCGCTGTACAAACAAAAACAGGCGTACTCTATACCACTGATAGAAATGAACTCAAGTAGGGGTATGTCTTAGAACAATTAATAACACCTAGTGTTAAGTGGTGCCAACACCATTACTTCAAGTAGGCACTAGGTGTATTTATAACCGAAATACCAACAGGGTATCTTAGTCAATACAGGCTAACTGATGAGGTTTATTATGGTACAATTTATAATAGGACTAATACTTATGTATTGGTCAGCTGCTATAGGGTGGTTCTTACTATGTCATACCGTTAGAATAGTAGGTAAACTATGCAAGTAATACGTATTCAGAAAGTAACAAAGAAATCTAAGCTTAAAAAACAGGAGTTACGTGATAGAAAACAGAATAACAGACTGTTCAATCGCAGCTTTCAAGGTGGACTGTCACGTAAGTTAATAAGAGAACACGAGGAGGCAACTAATGCTAAAAGAATGGTATAAGAAAAGAACAACAGGGCAACTATTTGATGCTAAAAAGCAATTCATTAAAGACTTGAACTGTACTAAAATACACCTAAGTGAAATAAACATAGGGCTTATCTATACTAACTTAGATTACATAGATCAAGAGCTACATAGGAGATATATAAATGGGTAGATTAATCAATTTTCCAGAAAGAAACACAATAAGAATATGGCTTGTAATGCTTAGAGAAAGTAAGAACTTCCATGCTTTCAATGCAAGTCCAATAATCAAACCAAGAAGCGTAGCTTAATCAAAGTATCTAAATACATGGTGGTATCCCACTAACCTAACGAAAATGCCTCAATCGAGGCGTTCTAGTGCAAGGTTTAATATGCACTACTGATGAGTTAACAGGCGATTATGCCTCAATAGGAGATTACAATGACTAAAGTTACAACAACACCTAAAAAGAAAGCAGCAACAAAGAAGACAACAACACCTAAAAAAGCCGTGAAACTAACTATGAATCAATATGACATTCCAATGTTAGAAATTCCTACTAATACTAGACCTGTATTTATCTCAGTAAAGAAAGCCTTAGCTATCTTAGAAACTGAAAACGATGCAAGCTTAATCACTACAGTTGAGAAGTATGGTAGAGAGCTTACTAATATCTCTTATGGTGATGGTAAGTCATTCAATGTAGGGCTTGTTAAGATTGAGGCTGTATTAGCAGCTAAGAAACTGATTGTTAAAGCAGTAGCATAGTATGAAAACCAATGAGAAACTAGAATACTTTATAATACTAATACATACAGGGATTTTCCTCTGTATGCTTTGCTTCCTAGGAGAACTATAATGAATGCAAACTTTAGAAAAGGCAGAAAATACCAATTTACATTAGCTGACGATGCTGAGTGTTATATAAGTGATAAACCTTTAGTGTATATCGGTGTTATAGGTGGTATTTACAGGTTTGACTGGCTAGATGGTAGTGGTAATGGTCAGGGCTGTGCTAAACACTGGTTAAAAGATGGTCTAGTATCCTTTAAGGAGGTGAAATAATGAGAAGTCGTTACAACCCAATTATTATTCTAACACCGCAACAATCAGGTGTCCCACAAGCTACCAACAGTAAAAACCACTTGGTACTATCAACAGCATTTAAAGCAGCAGGTGTCAAGTTTAGACACTGTACAGGAGTATATAAAGGCGAAAAGGAGCCTAGTTATATGATTGAACTGACAGATGAGAATCTAGAAGTAGCTTTAAAGATTGGTAGAGAGTTTAGCCAAGAAAGCATCTTAGTTATGGACGAAGACGGTAAGGGCGAGCTTAGATATCTCAGAAAAGAAGGTATTAAGAAGCTAGGCTTTCTTAAGCTTACTAAGAGTAAACCAGAGGGTGACTACACTTTCGTAAATGATACTAATGAGTATATAACTTTTTCTTAAGGAGAAATTAACATGAATGCAAATTTTAGAATAGGAAGAAAATACAAGTTTACAGGTCTTACACCGTTTGCAGTTAAAGACAGTGAGATGTTATATGAGGGTTATGATAAAATTAATAAGAAGTATCTATTCAGGGATAGCTTTGGTAGTAGACAAGTTACTAGTTCTTCATGGCTTCTAAGAGGTTCTTGGAAAGATACTTTACACATTAAAATGGAGCTGTACAATGGATAACACCACAACACTAGGTGAAATACCTACTAAAAGATTAGAAGAGGTAGCTGCGGAGGCACTGCGTGACGCTAGGTGCTATAAGACTTGTAAGGACGGGTCTTATGAGGCTTGCCTTGCTTCTTATAACTATAAAGCTGTAATGGCTGAATTACATAGGAGAATTAAATGCTGACTTGTAATGCATGTGGTATGGAAGATACCTATAAAAGTAATGGAGATTGTGATTGGTGTACCGAGTGTGGTAGTGTAGAGCAGGGTTTTACGGAGGAAGATGATGAATAACTTACAACAACTTAAATACATGATTACTGAGCATTTCAGTAAATCAGATAGTCACAACATGAGCGTAGGGCTTACTTGGTATCACAGGGCACACAACGAGTGTCTTCTATTATCTCAAGTCTTTGAAATTGAATTAAACAAGGTGGTGGGAGTAGTAGCGGCTCTCTCACCTAATAACAAGTGGAGTCGCAACTTGCACGATGCATGGAACTTCTTAGATGAACCTAGCTTAGATACTAAAGTATGTACCTTTATGAACCAACGTAAAAAGGCGTTAGCTATACTGGAAGCATCAAGTGATGAGGAGATACTTAGTATCTTAAATGGTGATAAGACTAAGAACTTCTTCGGTAATATACTGTACTATAATAGCTCAGAAAGAGTTACTGTAGACTTATGGGCGTACCGATCTGTTAAACTTAAACCCAGTAAAAAGAACTTTAGGATAACTGAGCTTGCCTACAAAGAAGTAGCTCAAGATTTAAACTTACAACCTCACCAGTTACAAGCGGTGGTATGGGGTGTAGTTAGAGGAGCAGCCTCGTGACACTGGCTCAATATTTATATGATAAGTGTTTTGATAAAAGATTACAGGTATACTATGGTACTAATAATAATGAGCAAGATATCATAGCAGAAATATATCTTGCTAAATCAAGGGGTGAGATGATATATTGGAGACCTAGGGATAGGTTTTGGGGTTATGAATTAGCTAATGGAACTAGATTCCTCTTTAAAAGGAGAGAAAAATGACTAAAGAACAAGTAGAGTTTATATGTGGAGTACTAGATGGTATTAAACATACATTAGACCTAAAGAAAACTAATGAAGAACTAGTCAAGTATGCAGCTTACAACGTAGGTATTGAAGACTGTCAGAAGATTATAGCAGCTTATGCTAATGGTGATCTTGATACTATAGTTAATAGGGAGGAATAATGAAAGAATTAACACTAGGTAATGGTCAGGTGTTTATGCGTTACAAACAATCTATTGATAAGTTTCCTGTGATAACATTTGGTAACTTCATAGATACTAGTAAGTCTCGTAAGATAGGTACTAATGTTTCAAATGATGAAACTATTATAGAACATTTAGCCTTAAATTTCACTAAAACAGATAGTTTAGTTGTACTTAAAAAATATATTAAACAGATAGAGGAATTTCTCCTATCTGAGGAAGATTATCTACAGAGTTTAGTACTTATGGATTATTATTTAACACTGATGGGGGAATAATGGGACAAGAAACAGAAATGCTTGTTTGGAAAGCTATACTAGAAGTATTAAATGAAGCTAGTGTACAAGATCAGGAAGAAATATTCCAAGAACTAAGAAAGCAAGAAGAATATATGGTTACAAAAGGTTTTACATTTACATTTGAAAAGGTAATATCACCTACAGGAGAAGTTTTATGGCAGCGATCACATTAACATTTTTAGCATTAGTATTTATTTTATTAGCAGTAGCATTATTAATCGAAAAAGTCCTTAAGGAGGATAGAATGATTTTAGCACCAATTGGCATTTATAGAACCAAGTACAACGACTTTGACCTAAGACAGTACTTTGTAGACAGCTCAGGTGGTCTATACTCAGCTAACTTAGATACATGGGAGTTAAACCATAGAAAGAATCAAGACTTACTTAAGTGCTCTGATTCAGCTCTTAATAACGAGAAGCTTATTGTTAATTCACTAAGAGATATTAAAGGTAAGAAGGCTACTATACCGAGAATGAATCTTAACTTTAGTAGTTTAGTTAGAAAGAATGGCTTTGTAGCACTTAAAGTAGAACCTACAACTAGTCGTCACTTTAAGATTCACAGTATCGAAGATAAGCGTTCTGAGACTGTTAAGACTTACCTATACAGTGATAAAGCTGAATAGTTCACAGAGGTTTTTAGTAGTAGTCATTCTGTGGCTACTATTTATATTATGTTTTAAATTAGGTATATAACAAAGTCTTATCTATCAAGAGAGGGTAACTATATGAAAAAAGAAGTAGCTATTGAAGAGCTGGAAATGTTTCTAATTGAACTTTTAGAGAAAGAAAGGTTTGAATTTTTAGAACCATACATGAGCGCAGGTGAAGGTTGTCCGGCTAATACATTAATTGGGAGTCCATCAAAAGAGATACTGGATTTTTTGGAAACAAAAAACTTGGTTCGATATGGTAATAACAAAACTAGGAGTTTAAAATGATACTAACACTATTAGCAGCAGCAGTTATCACAACGAGTAACCCTGTAAAACAATGTGATGCAGTGTTGTTCTACAACAGCACAAGCTTACCATTCAATGAGTTTGACCAGAAAATGTATGACTTTAATAAGAAAAGGTGTGGTAAGGGTGCTTATATGGGGCTACCTTGTGTTAAATACTTTAGAAAAGTAGGTGAAAGAGATTACCACCTAGTATGTACAACAACAGAAGCCTCTAAATGGGAGTTTTCAAGTGAAAGAAAATGATATAGATGAAATTGATCTATTGATACAGGAAGCTAAGGAAGCTAAACAACGTGAGCGTGATTATAAACAACGGTTAAATCTTATTTGTCGTATGGCAGGTAATATGTATGACCTTAAGACTATGACTCATGCACAGGCTGTTATGGACGCTATTAAGTTATATAATAGTGCCTTGGTATTGATACAGGAAGAAGAATAATTAGGAGCTATAATGTTAAAAACACAACTAGAAATTGAACAAGAGAACTTACAGATTATGATTACAAAGGGTGTCAACGAGTTACAACAGGCGAAACAATCTGGCACAGTATCAGACCTTAAGCACAGCGGTGCTGTAGTACCTTACTACGTAGGTGGTCTAGCTAACAGTCTTAAGTTATACTCAGATCAAGTACTTATGGGTAAGGCTAAGATTAAAGCTTTACCTGCTAAGATGCTTACTGTGTTAGACCCTCTAGTTGTAGCACATTATACCGTGAAAGCACTTGTTGACTCAGCAGGTAAGAAGCATACAAATATTGTAGCCATAGGACAGAAGTTAGCTAACTATTTACAGACTGAATACAAGGTATCTCTTATGGATGAAGAATCTCACAAGAGTTTTGTAGGGTTTATACAAGGTACTAGCTATAAGAATGACAGACAGTTCAAAGTAACTAATGGTATCCTACTTAAGTATCACGCTGCTATCTCTAAGAATACACTAAGCTTTTACAAGTTAGCAACCAAAGCACTAGTAGCTTTATCTGATATAAGACCTATTGTTAAGAATCAGATTATGCCACCTATTTGTTTCATTAAAGAAAAGAAAGGTATTGAAACTAAAGTTGAAGTAGCTACATGGTTTAAAGAATGGTTAGCTGAAATGATTACACAGAATGAAGGTATGATTTTACCTGAGTACCATACACCTCTAGTTGAGAAACCAATTGATTGGGATTGTACTTATGGTGGGGGTTTTCATAGTCCTCGTTTTAAATACAGACTAATCAAGACACAGGTTGACAAGGAAGTGTTCGGTACTAAACCCGTTAAGACATTAGAAGCTGTCAATAGATTACAAGGTACTAAATGGAGAGTCAATAAGAAGGTACTAGAAGTAATGCTTGCATCTAGTGAGAATGATCTTGGTTGGGGTGAGTTACCAACACCTTATATAGCTAAGGATTATTTAACACCATGCCCACATTCAGATATTGATAATGAGTTTCTTACAGCGGAACAAAAGGAAGCTAGGAGAATATGGCGTATGCAATCTGCACCTCATTACTCAGAACAAGAGGCTAGAAACTCTAAGGTACTAGCTTCTAAGAGAGTGTTAATTGAGGCTAATAGGTTTAAAGATTATGAAGAGATTTACTTTGCTTATTTTTGTGACTTTAGAGGGCGTATATATCCCAAGGCTAGTAATCTGCATCCACAAGGTACAGACTATGTTAAAAGTTTGTTAGAGTTTAGCGAAGGTAAGGCTATAGTTAGTCGAACTGCAGAAATGTATTTTTTCATGCAAGGGGCTAATAGTTTTGGACACGGTTTAGACAAATGTACATTACAGGAGAAAGAAGCTTGGGTAATAGAGAATGAGTCTAGGATAATATCAAGTGCAGATAATCCTTATAATTTAGACTCATTGTGGCATGAATCAGATGAAGACCCTTGGTTATTTCTAGCATTTTGTTTTGAATTTAGAGACTATATTAATAGTGATTTAAATGAGGATTTTGTATCTCACCTACCAATTGCATTTGATGGTAGCTGTAATGGATTACAACATCTGAGTGCTATGCTACTAGATGAGGTCGGAGGAGAAGCCGTTAACCTAGCCTCTAAGCCTTCCAAACAGGATATCTATGATACGGTAAGGGTTAAGGCTGTAAAGCTCTTAGAAGACGACTCAGAGCCTCTGGCAGCAGAGTTACTTAAGTTCGGGATAACACGTAAGGCATGTAAAAGACCTGTTATGATCGTACCATACGCAGGTACACAGAGAGCATGTAGGAGATACATAATAGAACAGGTACTTAAGGAAGGTGGTCAAGATTTCTTTGGAGATAACCTACAAGAAGCTATTACAATGTACACAGCAGCAGTATGGGAAGCAATTAACCAAACTATTGTAAAAGGTAGAGAAGTTATGAGCTTACTTAAGGATATTGCACGAGAGTGTCTAGAGAATACAGGTGGTAATACTATTACTTGGATAACACCTAATGGCTTCGAGGTGAAACAGAAGATCACCAGAGTACATAACATAGCTGTTAAGACACCAATTGGTAACAGTATAAAGGAACGTGGATATATCCAGAACCTTGTACAAGAAGCCACAGAGGAGCCTAATAGACGTAAGCATGGTACTGCTATAGCACCTAACTTAGTACACAGCTTAGATGCATGTCATTTACAGGATACTGTATTGAGTATGCCGATTGGAACTAGCTTTGCCATGATACATGATTCTTTTGGCTGTCACGCTGCAGATGCAGAGCTTCTTAGTAAGAATATCAGAGAGATATTTGTTGAGATGTATAAAGATGGTGATTATATAAAGGGTTTTATGGGTGCACTAGGTGTTACCAGTATAGAGATACCAGAGAAAGGAACATTAGACTTGAGTTTAGTGTTAACAGATGAATTTTTCTTTTCATAAGGGTTAGATATGAACATTAAAGATAAAATAGATCAAATTAAATTAGCTAAGGTTAAAGTGGCTGTATATAGTGATAACATTGTGATATTAGGTGAGGAAGGACAGTTCCCAGAACCACTGGTACCTAATTACATAGACATAGGTGATGTATTGGATGAGATGCTAGAGGATATTGCAGAATTTGGTCTTTACAATGATATGTACTCACACCTTGAAGCTTTAAAAGATAAGTATAACTTATAATAAGTATTAGATTAGACTAATATAAGGCATTACCTAATTATAATACCTTACACAAAGAAGCCACAAGAAAACCCCAATGATTTCAAGTACTTCAATAGGGTGGACTATAGAAGGAAGTTGCCCCGATTGTGACTTCAATGATTTCAAGTACTTCAATAGGGTGGACTATAGAAGGAAAAACAAAGTGAATACTAATTGTTATACTGTACTATATAGTATAACACTGAATAACACAGTATATTCTCTTTATTTATCTCTTTATAACACCTACTAAAGAACCTATATGATACTATATAGGTAACTAAAACAGGATAAGACATGGAAAAAGAATACAAAGTGAATCCAGATGGTACTATTACATGGGTAAATAAATTAACACTAAAACCTCTAGAGGTTGATGTGGAGCTATCCGAGGACTTCATGGAATATGATGATCATAAATTATTTAAATAAAATTTAACCTGAGTACAGAGTATTGAGGAGGTGATCTTTTCTAAACTAAATTATCTAGGTGCCGCTCAATTGGTAGAGCAGCGAGATATAAATCGTGTGTTGTAGGTTCGATTCCTATCACCTAGACCATAACTAACATTGAATAATGGAGTTAACATGATTAATACAGTGTTTCAAGGTGACAATGGGTGGGTGCTAAACCATCTTAAGAATAAGAATGCAAAATTTGTAAGAAGAATTTATGAACATAACGTATACTACTTTGCAGCTAATAGAGTTGCACGTAGGTATTTAAGATCAACAAAATTAAAAAATCTAGGTGTAAAAATTAACCTAGAGCTAAACGCTTTTTCGTAGGAGAAAAACATGAGCAAGATTTCAGTAGTAACACCAATTGGTAAAGCAGAATGGTTCTCACTTAACAAGGTAGACAAGTTTGGTAATTATACTTGTACACTACAGCTTGAGGATGCACCAGAAACACACAAGTTAATCTCTAAGATTGATGAGTTAGGAGAGGGTGCTAAACCATATGCTAAACAAGAAGATGGTAGTTTTAAATTGAAACTAAAATTAAAATCCAACGGTCAGAAGAAAACAGGAGAGTTCTATAAAATTAACCCACCTGCAATCTACAACGCACTAGGCAAAAGACTAGAAGGCAAAGCTCTTGAAGAGTTAAACGTAGGGAACGGAAGTGAAATCCGTGCAAAGATTGATCTATCTGCATATGAGTTCCAAGGTAAGACAGGAGTATCATGTAAAGTTAAATCAGTACAGATTGCTAAAGTTGTAGAGTTCAGTTCAAGTGACTCAGGCTTTGGTGCATTAGAATCAGAAGAGATTGATGAAGGTGAAGCACAAGGTGCAAGTGAGCCTAAGTCTGATTATGATTTCTAATATATTTATACCAGTAGCTCCCACACCCGCTAGTCGTCCAAGGATTAGTAGGTATGGGAATTATTATCCTAAGAATTATACAGAGTTTAGGAAACAACTTTATATGCACCTTAAGAAATTACAAGGTAAACATAAAGCTGTAGAGAAAGCAGAGTTCAGTGTTGAGCTAGAGTTAATATGTAAGAAACCTAAGAAGCCAAGTAATCCATACCCAAGAGGTGATGTAGATAATTATGCTAAAGGTTATCTTGATGGTATTACCTATGCTCAACTCTTTTGGGACGATGATATACAGGTTGTAAAATTAAATATTACTAAACGATATCAAGAAGAAGGTGAAGATTATGGTGCCAAAATTACAATCGAACAGCTTACGTGCATTTGATATGTTACTACAAGCAGCTAAGGAATATAGTGGTGCAGAGTATAAATTCTATTCCACTGGTTTCTTTAGGTATGTTAGAGAGGGACACAGTACATTCCTAATTGAAGATATGTATATAGAAAGAGACTTCCGTGGGACACCAGTTGCTTCCATAATAGTCTCAGACTTTAATGACTTCCTAATTACAGAAGATATTATATTTGTATATGGGTATGTTATGAAAAACTCAGATCAATGTAAGAAGAGACTTGCTATCTTTGATAGGTGGGGTCTTAAAATAACAAATGAAACTGATGATTGGTATGTACTAAGTTCATTGGTTAAGGACTTGAAAGGTAAATAATGTTATATGAAAGAATAGATAAGAATGGTAATGTAATACGATTCCGTTTTTCTAAAGAGGATATTAGTATTATAGATAAGCATAAATGGTTTATAGATAATGTAGGTTATGCTACAACTATAATAGATAGACTACCTATTAGGTTACATAAAATATTAATAACTTCGGGTATAGTAGACCATATATCTGGTGACAAGTTAGATAATACCAGAGCTAACCTTAGAGTTGTTACTAAATCACAAAATTCTATGAATGTAGGTTTACGATTGAGTAATAAATCAGGTGCTACAGGTGTATTCAAGGTTAAAAATAGACTTAAATGGATAGCTTATATAAATATTTTAGGTAAGAGAAAAAATCTAGGTACTTTTAAATGCCCTATATTAGCTATACATGCTAGAAAAGTGGCAGAGAAAAAATACTTTGGTGACTATAGGAGACTGTAATGAGTACTGCAGGTATTTATCAATATAAAGGACCGTGTGATAACTGTGGTAGTTCTGATGCTAACGCACACTACACAGATGGCAATACATTCTGCTTTAGTTGCGGTATAGTTAATAAGGGTGATAAAACTGATTCTACAGAGGTTACAATGGAGAAAGAATATAAACCAACTTACATTGAGTACCCACAGAATATACGTGGTGTCAATGATATAACACTTAAGAAGTTTTCCTATGGTGTAGCTAATGCTAAACATGTAACACACTACTTTGATAGTAAGGGTGAGCTTGTAGCGGAGAAATACCGTGGTAAGGATAAAGCATTTTCTTGGTCAGGTAACGCTAAACAGGCTGTACTATTTGGACAGCAGTTATGGAAACCACACAAGAAGATTAGTATTACAATTACAGAAGGTGAGATAGATGCTATGTCTATCTCTCAATTACAGAATAATAAATACCCAGTAGTGTCAGTACCTAATGGTGCTAACTCTGCTAAGAAAGATATTAAGAGACAGCTAGAATGGCTGCTAGGGTTTAAAGAGGTTGTACTTTGCTTCGATAATGACAAAGTAGGGCAAGAAGCAGCAGAAGAAGTTGCTAGTCTATTTCCACCTAAGTTTGTACGGATTGCACACTTACCCCTTAAAGATGCGAATGATATGCTTAAGAATGGCAAGTCGTTTGAATTATCTACCGCATTAAGAGATGCTAAACAATACACACCTGATGGTATACTTCAAGGAGCTGCTATTGTTGAAGCTCTAATGAAAGAAGATAAAACTGTCTCATTTCCTTTCCCAGATTTCATGCCAGTTTCAACCAAGATGCTAGGTGGTATACGTACCAGTGAGCTTATGGTTATAACAGCCGGAACAGGGTCAGGTAAGACTACAATGATTAAACAGATGCAATACCATTACTTCAAAGAAACACAGCTTAATCAAGCTCTGATACACTTAGAGGAGCCATTAAAGACTACAGCTAAAGACTTAGTTGGAATCTCAATGGAAACAAGGATACATCTAAATGATTCCGTAGACCGTGATGAATATAAGAAGAGAGCAGAAGAGATTTTCCTATCTGTGGATACAGAAGGGCAATCAAGACTGAACTTATATGATACATTTGGTTCAATGGACAGCGCAGACCTTTACAATAAGATTAGATTCATGGTTAAAGGTTTAGACTGTAAGATCATTTGGTTAGATCACTTAAGTATATTGGTATCTGATTTAGGACAAGAGGGTGATGAACGTAGAGCTATTGATTCTATTATGCATCAACTTAAATCTCTAACAGTAGAACTAGATTGCTTTATAGGTTTAGTAGTACACTTGAATAACAATACTCAGACACCGTTTGAAGAAGGTGGTTCAATTACTATTAATAATCTAAGAGGAAGCGGAGGTATCAAACAATTAAGCGACAGCGTAATGGCTATCTCTAGAAACCAACAAGCAGAAGATGAAACTGAAAGGAACACTGTGAAGGTATCTATATTAAAAAATAGATTCTCAGGTGAAACAGGCACATCAGATAAGGTTACATATAATGGCTTTACTGGTAAGTTTGAACCTTACGTTGAATCAGATGGTGGAGGTTCCGGTGACTTCTAAACCAAAGGATTTGGACAATGACTGAAATTAGACAACAATGTAGTGTCTGTAATACGTTTAAAACGTATAGGAGCTACAGTAAGAAATGTGATACAAAAAGTGGCTATAGTTTAAAGTGTAAGGAGTGTGTAAAAAAAGAGTCTAAGGAGTATAGATTATCTAATCAGCCTAGTATTGTAAAAGAGAGACATGCTAGGAAGCGTTTAAATATGGAATTAGGTGATAGTTACATACGTAGAGCTATATCTAGTGCTATATCTAGAGCTAAATCGAAAGGGTATTCTAACTATGATACCAAGGAAGAACTTTTTAAATACTTGAAAAGTATAGGCGGTGTCCCTAGGTATTGTCCCATATTAGATATAGAACTAATATATGGTGGTGGTAGTATAGGAAACTCACCATCCCTAGATAGGATAGATGTAAGGAAAGGGTATACCCGAGGTAATGTTTGGTTCATATCAGCCAGAGCAAATATGATGAAGAATGATGCCTCCTTCAAAGAATTGCAAAGATTCAGTAAGTACTTCATAAACAACTTCACATCGTGGGGTAAGAAGAGGAAGAAATGAGATTAATATTCGACATAGAGACAGACAATTATCTAGAGTTATGTACCAAGATACATTGTATTGTAGCAGAGAGTTACGATACTGGTCAGGTCTGGAAATTTAAACCAGATGAAATCAAGGAAGGATTAAAACTATTACAAGATGCAGATGTACTTATAGGACATAACATTCTCGACTTTGATATCAGAGCTATTAAAAAGTTCTATCCTAAATGGGATACCAAAGCTAAGTTATATGACACATTAGTTGCTGCCAAGTTTGCATTCCCTGACATTAAAGAAAAAGATTTCAAACGTCTAGGTAATGTAATGCGTAAGCCTAAGAGCCATCAGACTGATCTAGATAAGCTTAAGTTACGTAACATAGGTAAGCATTCACTTGAAGCTTATGGTGTTAGGTTAGGGCTACACAAAGGAACATTTGGTAAAGAAGTAGGGTTTGAAACCTATTCAGAAGAAATGTTAGAGTACTGTGCACAAGATGTATCTGTGAATGCAAGGTTGTATCACAAGTTATTAAGCATGGAACTAGATGAAGAAATTTTAGAAAAAGAATTTGAAGCTCAACTTATATGCTTAGAACAATCCACATTTGGATTTAGATTCGACCATGAGGCAGCTTTAAAATTAGAGAAACAATTTAAAGAAGAACAAGAGAAGTTACAAGACGAGATAAAGTCTAAGCTCGGTGGTGTGTTTATTATACCACTTGAGATTGTTACACCTAAACGTAGTATTAACTATAAAGATGTAACACAAGCGTCTAGAACAGTAGGTTGTCCCTTTACGAAGATAATGGTAAAGGACTTTAATCCTACATCTAGACACGATGTAACAACTAGAATGATCGAGAGATACAATTGGAAACCTAGAGAGTTTGGTAAGGACGGTAAGCCCACACTGAGTGAAGAGGTGTTGGTTCATTGTAAACTTGAAGTAGCTGAACCACTCAGGAAACTGTTTACGTTACAGAAACGTATGGGAATGTTATCTGAGGGTAGGAATGCATGGCTTAAACTTTATAATGAAGATACTAAAGCTATACATGGTAGGGTAGATATACTAGGAACAGCGACACACCGTTGTACACATAGTAGACCTAACTTAGGTCAGATACCTTCTGTTAGATCACCTTATGGTAAGGAATGTAGATCATTATTTACAGTACCAGATGGGTGGAAACTCTTTGGTACAGATGCAGCAGGTCTAGAGTTAAGAATGTTAGCACATTACATGGCTCCATTTGACGGTGGTGCTTATGCTGATATTATTCTCAATGGAGATATCCACACAACTAACCAAGAAGCAGCAGGTCTAGAAAGTAGAGACATGGCTAAGACATTTATCTATGCTAAGATTTATGGTTCTGGTATTGGTGGGTTAGCTGAGACATGTAAGACAACAACTGAAGAGATGCATGGTATTGTTAAAAGTTTTAACGAGAACACACCTGCATTAAAGCAATTGACTGATGCTGTTAAAGCAGCCTCAACCTTTCGTGGATATGTTAAGTCTTTAGATGGTAGAAGAATACCAGTTAAGTCACAGCATTCTGCTTTGAATTATTTATTACAGTCATCAGGTGCTATCGTTTGTAAATATTGGATGGTAGAGTTTCATAGATTAGTTAAGAAAGCAGGTTATGTATCTGGTGTTGATTATAAACAATCAGCCTTCGTGCACGACGAACTCCAGTGGGCTTTCAATCCTAAGACTATTGAGGGTGAACTACTAGGTAAACTTTCTAGGCAAGCTATGGTAAGTACAGGTGAAAAACTAGGTGTAAGAATACCTCTAGATATCGGTTATGATATTGGAGATACTTATGCTGATACACACTAAGGATTAATTATGACTAATGAAAAACTGGTTGAGATTTTATTCAAGAATATGGAAAAGGATGATTCCAATAATATCTTCACTAATTATAATAACTTTACTAGGGATGAACATGTGTTTGAGCAGACTGTTAAACACTGCTTGTTCTTAGTAGACACTTTATTTTCAGAGAATGATAGATTACAGCGAACAGTACATAGGCTTTTAGAGATTAATTCAAATCTAAAAGGTAAGGATTAGTATGGGCGTATTAATAAGTTTCAGTAAATATAAAGCTAAGATGAACCAAGCTAGGTTCTATTGGAGAATGACATTGTGTAGCTACCAAGATTTAGCAAGACACTCAGGCATTACTGCAGAGAGAGCAGAGCGTTGGCAATTAGTTTTTCTAAAAGAAAAGAAAAAGGAAGAGGTAAATAATGGCAAGTGACCACGAAGAGTTTTTAACAGAATTGATTAGGCATATAGGTGCAACACTAGAACAGTATGAATATGATAATAATATTCTACTAAAGTTCGATAGTGAGATTGATTTAGAATATGATAGAACATTATCTTTTAAACTGGCTGACTCTCTACCTGATTCGGAGAGAGAAGAATTTGAAACTAAGGAAATTAAAGATGAACGGTAAGGTATACTTAGGAATTTCAGGTAAGATGGGTAGTGGTAAAACTACTCTATCTGATGGTATTATTACAGCACTTGGTAGTCTCAAGGTAGTCAGAGTATCTCTAGCTAAACCTATCAAAGATTTACAAGATATGATATATAAAGATTTAAACCTAACTATGCATGGTGATAAAGACCGTGAACTTTTAATAGCATTAGGAATGTGGGGGCGTAGTAAGTCTCCTGATTTCTGGTTAGAGAAAGCTGTTGAGAAGATGGAACTTATTGATGCAGATATTATTATCTGTGATGATGTGAGATTCTTGAATGAAGCAGAGTGGTTTAATAAGAATGGATTACTAATGAGAATAGAAGGTGAACAACGTGGAGACAATGTAGACCCATCAAGAGCTGATGACCCGACTGAGACAACACTTGATAACTTTGATTTTAAATACTATATAAACAATACTACTACTGCAGAAGCATCTCTAATGAGTGCTTTATATACAGTAGCTCAACACATTAACGTGTCGGAGGAGCTTATTAAAGAACTAGGAGGGGCATGATGGCAGAGAAAAAGAAGGAGCCTACATTAGCTGAGAAGATTAATTTCTCAGGAAAAGGTAAATCTAAGAAGAGAAAGAAGAAACGTAAGTCCCAATGGAAAGCAATTGGTAGCGCACTTGGTTTCAATATGGATGACGATAAAAAGAAAAAGTAACTGAGGATAAATTATGAATCGTACTTTAATGATAGATGGTGACATTGTATTATTCCAAGTAGGTAGAGTAACAGAAGATGTAACACAGTTTGGAGACATGCTGTGTGAATCTTATGACGAAGAAGCATGTATTAGATTACTTGATAATGAGCTTGATAAGATAGCTGATAAGACAGGTTACTCTAAGGAAGAAATGGTATTTGCTATTTCATGTACTAAGAACTTTAGAAAAAGATTCTTTCCAACTTACAAGAACAATCGTAAGAATGTGAAGAAACCTATTGGACTTAAGTTCCTAAGACAGTACACATTAGATAATGCAGAGAAGTTTAATACATTAATGATTGAAGAATTAGAAGCAGATGATGCAATGGGTATCTATGGTACAGCACCTAGTGAAGCCAGTGGTACAGAGATTGCTATCTATTCACAAGATAAAGACCTAAAGACTATACCTTGTAAACAATGGGATTTTAAACTGAATAAGTTTATTACACCTACACCTATGGAAGCTTGTAAGTTTCTATATACACAGGTGTTAATGGGTGATGCTGTTGATGGTTACAAAGGTTGCCCTAAGATTGGTAAGGTAAAAGCTGCTAAAGCATTGCTTGAATGTGAGACAGAACTTGAGATGCTTAAGGCTGCTCATGCTTTGTTTGAGAAAGTATATGGTGATGAAGCTAAAGAGAAACTGAAAGAACAGATGGGTCAAGCTAGGATTTTACATCATAGTGATTCAATACTTCTATTCGGTTATGATACTTTATATAATCCTTATGAAATGTTGGAGGGTGTACATGAAATGTTCAAAGTGTAAGACACCTCAAGAGGAAGTAACATACCTCTCTGAGTACAGTCGTAATAGACTAGGTGTTAAAGATACTAAAGATTATTGCACCTCGTGCTTTGATGAGAAGTATCCACAGCTAATAAGGAAAGAAGATGATTAAGAAAGCAACAACTAAACGAGAAAGGAAGTATGGAAAGAAAAAGGAAGATATTGAGGCTGAGAAACCTAAACCTGAGAAAATAGTCAGAGTTGTGGTTGATGGTGCATCTATACTGAACTTCAAGAATAAGTATCAAGCAGATGCTTATATTAAGAAACAGAGGGATGAAGCAAAAGCTAAAAATAGAATGCCTACTTCTTATGTCTTCTTATAGGAGGAATATTATGTTTAATGATAATATAACAGGAGGTGGTTTATCGGAGGATTTCTAGGAATTGGAAAAAGCTCGGAAGAGAAGGAAATGGAAAGGCAAGCTGCTTTAAAACAACAAGAAGCAGAAGCCGCACGTAGAGAGGCTGAGGTCCGTCTAGCTGAGAAAAAAGCTAAGAAGGGTCAAGAGTCAGCTACAGTTAAGTTAGGTACATCAGAGGTAGCAGAAGCAGCCCCTGAGCCTAAGAAAAAGAGAAGTGGATTAACACAGGTATCTAATTCTCTAGGTATTGGTGCCCCTAAAACAGGAGTACAAATATGATAGACATTACTAAAGTAAGTGCTCGTGCTGAGTACAACAGAATGGATAGTAAGCGTAGACCTTTCGTTACAAGGGCTGAAGATGCAAGTAAGTTAACCTTACCACAACTTTACCCTACAACAGAAGAGACTTCGACTACAACATATCCAACACCGTATCAATCACTTGGTGCAAGAGGTGTGAACAATCTAGCTAATAAGATTATTCTATCTCTATTCCCACCTGCAACAGCATTCTTTAAATTAGGATTGAACCCACTAGCTGCGGAACAATCTAAGGTTTCAGAAGGTGATATGCAGAACGCTATGTATAAAATAGAGAAAGGTATTGTTAATGAAATGGAAACTTCACAGTTACGTGCAGTACTTGTTGATGTAATTAAACAAGGTATTGTTGGTGGTAGTTCAGTTTTATATATACCAGAAGAGGGAAAACCTAAGTTCTTTAACCTTAAGCAATTTGGTGTTAAACGGAGTAAAGCAGGTAAAGTTATTAAGATGGTCTTAAAAGAGCAAGTTAATTTCTTAGAGCTAGACCCTGAAACACAGAGTCAAATCACAGAGGCTACAGAGAAAGAACGTGATGGTACTAATGATATGGACCTATACACCTTGATAATGCTAGGTGAAGGTGGAATGTACGAGGTAGTACAGGAAATCAAAGGTGCACAGATCGCAGGTACACAGGCTTCTTATAAGTCTAAAGAATTACCATATATCTTTATCCCATTTGTGGATAGGGGTGAAGACTTCGGAAGAAGTTATGTTGAAGATTATATTGGTGACTTACAATCGTATGAAGGATTGAGACAGTCAATACTAGAAGCTGCTGCAGAATCAGCAAGACTTGTTTATCTAGTAAAACCTAATGCAATTATTACACCTCGTAAGCTAGAGAAAGCTAAGAGTGGCGATGTAATACTTGGTAATCCTGATGATGTATCTACACTACAAGCAGATAAAAGACTTGATGTAGGTATGGCACAACAAGAATCTGAAATACTTAGAACAGACCTAGCTACTATATTTCTATTAGATAGTGCTGTTAGAAGAAATGCAGAAAGAGTTACAGCAGAAGAAATTCGTAGAGTATCACAGGAGCTAGAAGTAGCACTAGGTGGTATCTATAGTACACTGGCAAATGTTTTACAGGAACCATTAGTAAGATTATATTTAAAGAGATTGGTTAGAAAGGGATATATAAAAGATATTCTTAAAGAAGCAGTTGATTTAGAAATCACTACAGGTTCAGCAGCACTAGGTAGAGGTACAGAATTTAGAGCTATACAATCATTCATGCAGACAGCTACAGAACTTCTAGGACCAGAGGCAGGTAAGTATCTCAATATTTCTGAGGCACTTAGTAGAATTGCTTACTCACTAGATGTTAATACTGGAGACTTAGTTAAGAGTGATGAACAGCTACAAGCTGAGCAACAACAGGCTCAGGCAGAACAAATGCAACAGAATGCAGTAGCACCAACTATTAATGCAGCTAATCAACAAGAGTTAGCTAAACAAGGAAAATAAAATGGCAGAAGAAAACGCAACAAGTAATGCAGACAGTACACCAGAACAGACCGCAGTAGAAACTCAGGAAGTAGCTCCTCAAGCTGATATCCAAGCAGATACTACACCGCAAGACGATCAGGTAACACAATCAATGGCAATTGAAGAGGCAGCACCAGTGGAGACTGTTGAAGAATCTCAACCAACTATTGATGACATTGTAGCAGAAGCATTAAGTGGAGAACTTACAGAAGAAACTCAGAAACTTATTGATGATAATGGTTTAGGAAAGCATATTGATATGTTAGTAGCAGGTCACACGGCTATTCAAGAAAAGAATAACCAAGAAATATTCTCAGTAGTAGGTGGACAAGAATCTTATAGTGAGTTGCAAGAGTGGGGTAAGAGTAACATGAGTAAAGATGAGCAAGAAGCATTTAATGAAGCTCTCTTTTCAGGTAACTTAAACCTAGCAAAACTTGCCGTACAAGGTCTTAATGCTCAGTACGTAGCTAAGAACGGAAGATCACCTGATAAAGTAATTGAAGGTGGTGGTTCAGCTAATGCAGACAACAGACCATTTAGTAGTCAGATGGAATACATCAAAGCTACACAATCATTAGAATATAAACAAAATCCAGAAGTACGCAGGTCCGTAGAGGCTAAAAGAAATGCGTCTGGATTCTAACAAACAGGAGGCTTAAATGGCTTATTCACCTATTGGTTCTAACAACGGAACTGGAACAGGAGCACTACCAACGGCAACGATTGATAGAGAACTGTTCGCAACTAAATTTTCCACTGATGTACTAAGGTACTTCATGGACACAAATATTATGAAAGCACTTATCACTAATAGAAGTATTGACTCAGGTAAATCTGAATCTTTCCCTATTGTTGGTAATGCTACAGCAGTTGACGTAGCTAACGATGGTTCTGAGCTTGCAGTTCAGTCATTGAAAGCAACAGAACGTGAACTTGCTATCGGTGACTTAACAGTTGCTCACGCATGGATTACAGACCTTGATAAAGCAATGGCACACTATGATTCACAGAGTGCACAAGCTGAGTCAATCGGTAGAGCACTTGCTAAGAAAGTAGATCAAGATGTTCTTACAGAAGTAATTGCTGCAGGTGCCATTGATGATGCTGCTGCATCACTTGCTTATGGTCTTAAAGTATTCGCTGATGACGTATTTACAGATGAAATTTCTGAAGATGTAACTACTGGTGCAGGTGTTTATGCTGCTGCTGTAGCTGCTGTTTCAGAAGAAGCTGATAAAGATACTGTTGGGGAATCATCTTTTGTATTCCGTCCTAAGCAGTATTTCATGCTTTTAAACAATCCTGCTCAGACAGGGCTTACTTGGGTTAATGATCCAAACGCTCAATCTGGTAAGGTACCTATGCTACTTGGTAAAAAAGTACATTACTCACCACATTTCCCTGCTCTTGCAGGTGCGTCAATCGCAATTAATGAAATCGGTGGAGTACTTTTCTCTAAAGAGGCAGTAGGTTGTCTTGAACTTATGAGTGTTACAACTCGTATTGATTACATTCCACAGAGACTTTCTAACTTAGTTGTTGGTAAGATGGCTGTTGGTTATGGCGTATTAAATCACGCTTGTGCAATCAATATTGTTCAATCAGTATAATATTAATTGGGGTGGCTATATTGCTGCCCCTCTTTTTTCTTAAGGGGGACACATGGCTAGAACAATTGGATTAATTACAGAACTAGAAGTGATTAACAGTGTTTTAAGTACAGTTGGAGACAATCCTGTACAATCATTAGATGATGGATATCAACCAGTTTTTATTATAAAATCTATGTTGAATAATCTTTCAAGAGATATGCAAACAAAGAAGTATTGGTTTAATACAGAGTATGACGTAGTTCTAACTCCCAATACATTGACAGATAAAATTATATTACCTTTTAACATACTACATTTTGAACCATTAGATACAGAGTATGTTGCTAGAGGACTTACTGTATATGATAGAGTAGGTAGAACATCAACAATAACATCTGATATTACAGCAGATATATGCTTGATGTTAGAGTTTGAAGAGTTACCACAGGTAGCTAGAAAGTATATTCAGGCACAATGTAAAGCTCAGTACAACGATGAATATCTTGGAGAAGAATCTCTTAAAGGTACGTTGGCACAGGAGATTAATATGGCAAAGATAGAACTCGACAGAGCACATATGGAAAATGAAGATATAAACATGCTCAATTCAGCTAGAGCTAATAGCGTAGCGTTCAAGAATAGAAGGAGGTCGTAATGTCTAATTTGGTAAACCATTCGGTTACTAATCTAATCAATGGTGTATCACAACAGCCAACATCTGTTAGATTAGATAACCAACTAGAAGAACAAATAAATGCTTTTTCAGATATTACTAAAGGTTTAACTATTAGAAATGGTCTGGAGATAAAGAATAAAGTAGCAGTAGATATCTCAAGTAGATATAACTTTGAATTTAATATTGATGGTGTAAGATACCTGATGGCATTAGATACAGCAGAAGCTACACAGTTAGTACATGTACCTTTAACTGCTGATGTAACAGCCTTAACAGCCTCTATAACATCTTCGGATTACTTTGATGGTGTTGTTGCAGGTGATCTTAAAGTTGTTGAGAACAAGGACAAGGTATATATATTAAATAGAAACCAGAAAGTAGGTGTATCAACACTTAAATCTACATTCTATGATATAAATATAAGAAATCAGACTACACAATTAAATGATGCTAATTGGTCATCAGGTGATTACACACTTACTATAACAAGTGTTGTTGACCCTGACACTGGGTTTGTCTCAGTTGAGGCACCTGCAGTATTTACTATTGACTCTACAATGACTGTACAGGATATAGTAGCTGATATCAATGCATCTAGTATTATTAATGAAGTGGGACTATGTGAAGGTATTGGAGATAGAGGTCAGTATAGACTTTTCTTTGAAGATATTCCTTTAGACTTTTATGCACCAACTATTGTTATAGCAGAAACTACAGCTATAGAGAATACTGTATACACTACTATAAATGAACCTGCATCTGGATTCACAGCTAGTGCAGATTATTACGTTAGTGAAGTCAGGACAGCTTATGGATATGATTACATAGTAAGATATGCTGCTGTTGATGTATTCACAGTATCTAGTACAACTAAGTTATCCTCGTTTGTAAGTGGTATATATACTTACTTTAGTGGTAATGTAACTTCAACTACAGGGTCAGGTATTGGTACAACTGTAATAAAACAGGTACGTAGAGAATCTGTTGTAACATCAGTTGATTCATATGATGATTTCATAAGTCAACCAAGTATTGTAACAGGAGCAGAGTTTTCTGCAGATAAGTTTGCTGATGAAGGTATGATCTGGGTAACAGGTGTAGCTTCTAATCAAACATATGATGTTACAATCTCTTATGAGGATGCAGCAGGTACACCACAGGCTGACCTAGTATTAACCACTATAAGTGTAGGTACTACAGTAGGTAATATAAAATTAAATTGGGTAGCAGATCAGATAAGAAGTCAGATAGATGCTTCGACACATTTCTCGTCAGCAGCAGCAGACCTATACAGCAATGCGTTACGCTTCTATTCTACTACAGGATATGCATATAAAGTGACAGGTATTAAAGTTGATAATAACTTCGATCAGTCCTCTATTAGTGCAGCTATTAAAGCAGCAGAAGATAATACATCTGGTGTCACTGATATCTCAGACTTACCACCAACTTTTTCAGATGGTTTTAAGGTTAGAGTAGGTGATATTTCAGTAGTAGGTTCTAATTATTATCTTAAATATGATGCAGAGTTTGAGGGTTGGAAAGAGAGTGGTTTAGATGAATCACGTTCTATTGATACACTCACTATGCCTTATGTTATTGATAAAGAGAAAGTACGTAGAGATGGTGTTATTGTTTTAGAGCCTACAGAGTGGGCTGATTCAAGAGCCGGAGATCAACTATCTAATAAAGAACCTTCATTCATTGAGAAGAACATAAAAGATATATTCTTTTACAGCTCAAGATTAGGTTTAGCAACAGATGATACACTTGTTATGAGTGAGATAGATGATACGACTAACTTCTTTAGATCAACAACTAGTAGGTCAAAGACCTCAGATAGAGTTGATATTAAATTAGATAGTTCTAAGATTGGTTATGATGCTATAAACAGTGTTAGTATTTATGATGGTAAGTTACTTGTTAACACAGGTTCAACACAGTCAGTACTAATGGTTAACACATCATTTGATCTATCTACAGCTAGATTATCAGAAGTAAGTTCATATACATTAGGTAGCCAAACACCTTTAGCAGTTAGTGGTGGTTTATATTTTACAGTACCTAATGGTGGTAGAACTAATGTTTATAATTACTTTGCTACAGGCAGTAGTACTTTTGAAGCTGAGAATCTGACTAAACATATACCTACTTATATAAATGGTACAGTTGATAGAATGTCTTATGCAGATAATTTAACAGTAATGACAGTTGCAGAAGATAAGAGAACTATGTATGTACAGAATAGATATAGTACAGGTAATCAATTATTACAGAATGCTTGGCATAAATGGACGTTACCTTATGATGTAGAACATTTCTATTTCCAAGATAATAATCTCTATTTACTAATGACAGCAGTTGATGATAATACAGATACCTATACATTTGTTGCTAAGTATGACTTGACTCCACAGATTGTTACTGAGAGTTTAGAGAATGCCTACATCGGGTGGACACCTTATCTAGATTGTTATACTAAAGATAAAGCACTTATTGAAGACTTTTCAGCATTCGGTGGTATTAATGATAAGTATGGTACTACATATGATACAGTTGCAGAAGCTTATGCCTCAACAGCGGTAACACAGGTAGATGCAGGTGTAGCAAGTGGTCCTTTCTATTCAGCAACTTCTGTTGCATATTACTGGGAAGTAGATGGTAACTTAAATAGGATTGTGTGGAATGATGGTACTGCCATATTAATTGGTAACACTGAGTTAACACAATTTGATCTAGGTGGGTTTAGATATTATAAAGGTGATGAGTCAGTTGATTCAGGTTTCTTTGAAATATCAAGAGCTGCAATCACATCTCAAACTTATTACAATGATGATATAGTTTACGGACTTAAGTTCACAGCCTCAGTTACTCTCAGTGAGATTATACCGAGAAAACAAGGTGCTGATGGATTTGTTGTAATGAACTACGCACAGCTTATGCTAAGACGCATGAGGTTGTACCTAGGGAATACAGGTGTCTTTACAGTAAGTATTGATTTTAAAGATAGACAAGATTACACAGTCACATATACTGGTGAACCACTTGGTAGAATACTACTAGGTCGTAACAGTGTTTCTGATATTAACTTCAAGTTTCCTATTAATGGGAAATCTGATAATGTTACAATAACTATTAGTACAGATTCTTCTGCACCATTTAGTCTATTGTCATCAGAGTGGCAAGGTAAATTAACAGTAAGAGGGCGTAACATATAGTTACGTTCCTTTTTATAAAGGAGAACTATATGGTTATGGTTATGGCGGCAATGGCTGCTGCCTCCCTCCTCTCTTCTCATTCCGCAAGGAAGAAGCAGATGAAGGCTAAGGCGGCAGATGCTAGATTGCAGAGAGCTAGACTAGAACGTGCCAGAGTAAGTGCTACAGAAGATTATGTAGCTAACTCACAGCGGGCTAGAGAAGCTACTCAAAAGAGAGAAGTGCAGATAGAAGAAAATAGAATTGATGCTGAATCAAAGATTGCGGAGACATTTGCAGGTTCAGGTATCTCAGGTACATCAGTCAGCGAGATTGATACTGAATTAAATGCATCGGTTCAAAGAAATAAGTTAGATAATAAAGCTGCTTTAGATGACCAGTTAAGTGGTATCTCTAGGAACTTTGGTAATCAAATGGAAGAAAGTGCATTAGCTGCACAGTCTATTGATACTACATCAATTAAGGCAAACCCTATTGGTGATCTAACTCAAGCAGCAGGTGCAGCAGCACAAGGTGCAAGTATGGCTTCAAGCTTATCAGGAATGTTAGGTGGTGGTGGAGGTAGAGCTTTAACTAAAGCACCTAACAGTACACCAATGTTAGCTACGTCATCAGTTGGTCAAGGACTTAAAATAGGATAGGAGGTAACATGTCAAAATATTTTCAAAAGGTTGCCACACCTGAACAACAGGGGCAGCAAACGGCTGCACCAAGTGGTCCTACTAAAGATGTGAATGCACATGCAGAAGCAGAGCAAGGTACTAATTTAGGAAGTGCTATTATGGATTTAATCGGTGGAACTGCTAAGATTGGTAGTGCGATTAAGACCTATGATGCAGCAGAACTAGCTAGAATGAAAGCTGAAAATCAATTGGATGCGGATACTGACCTAGCAGATTTAGGTTCTTATATGAATGCATTTATTGATGAGAAAGAAGAAGGTAAGGGTATATCTGATTATGAGCCAGAAGAACTCAGAACAGCTATGGACGAAGCTACTTCATCATTTATTAAAAGTAAGAATCTTGGTGATAAGGATTACTTCGAGTTACTACAAGCGGATATCAAAGAGAAAAGTGGTATGTTCTTTAGTAAACAAACAGTAGCTAATCAGAAGAAACAACAAGAGAAAAGATATGGTTCACTAATGAACTCTGTTAAAGGATTATTCTCAGCGAGTAATGACCCTAAAGAGATTATAGCTGAACTAGAGACTAAGATAGAAGAGAGTGTTGGTTTAGAACCTAAGACTATTCTTGTAGATGGTAAGGAAGTAATTGTAAATCCATCTATTAGAGATACAGCAGAGAATGCTAAACTTAGAATGGTACAACCTATACTAGAATCTATCATGGAAAAGCGTGACCCTAATGCATTAAAGTTATTAGAGAGTCAAGAGTTTAAAGACTTCTTTGACTTCCCAGATTATGATAATGTTATTGGTTCAGCTAAACAACAGGTACAATCAACTATAAATAAGAAGAGACAACTGAGCTTTGATAGTATTGAAGAACAAGGTTTCTTTGGTATTGATAGTGGTATGTTTAAATCATCTAAAGATATTAAATCTTTCTTTAAAGAGAAAGTTGATACAATGTCTAAAGAAGATAGACCAGATACAAGACAACTTATGAAACTTGAAAGCAGTATGCTTAAGGCTGTTGAGACTGAAGATTCATTTACTCAACTTTACCCTTTAATTAAAAGTGGTGACTACACAGCTTTAGACAGATCAGGTCTTAAGAAGAAAGAAGTTGAGACTATGAAAAATAAGTTCTTTACAGTTGAAACAGGTATTGACGACCTATCACCTCAAGGTATCTCAGATGCTATTAAGAGTGGTACGTATGATACACAGCTTAAGAGTTATTTTGAATCAGGTTATGCATTACCACCACACCTAGAGTCATGGGCTAACACACCTCCGTCAGGTGGTATTAAAGGTGTTAGAGAGAAGTATGAGACTTTCATACAGCTTAATACATTGACTCAGGATACAAGTACGACTACACTAGATTTATTCAAACCTAAAGAGTATGGACGTATGATGTTTGCAGGTAATCTTATTGATAATATCGACAGTGGTGTTATGGATGATAAAGAAGCACAGCAAGTTTATGCAACATTCAATAATGATTTGAATAAGAATACAGATTCATTTGGTACTTATGTATCACCTAAAGCTGAAGCTGCATTAAGTAGTGAAGATGTTACCAAGTGGTTAGCAGATCAAACAACAGATGCACCTTGGACTTATGATGATTTCAGTAGTCAAGCTTACATGGGTAGACAATTTAAAAACTACTTTAGTTATGCTATGGAGACAACTGATGACCCTGAGCAAGCACAGGAGTTAGCTGAGAAAATGTTTTATTCTAGACATACAGCCTTTGAGAATCCAGATGGTTCAGAAGGTGTATTGACACATGAGTTTAAACAGTTTGATGTTAATGACTTTGTTGAGTTAGCTGAGAATCTACCTGAGTTTAGGGAGATTAAAGCAGTAGCAGGTTATCTAGGTTTTGCTAAGGATTTTGATTTCAAAGGTAATCTGGCTTTTAGACCAGACCCTAGTTATGAAAAGACAAAGCTAATGCATATGTACTATGATGATAAGTTCATTACATCAACTTCGGCTGATCTTATGAGAAGTAATCTGAATAAGATTAATGCTAAAAAGATTAGAACTGCAGAGGAAAGAAATGTTCAAACAACACAAAACAAATAAGGAGGGTATATGGATACTAAGGCTGCAAGACGCGACCGCATAAAGCTATTACAAGACTTAGTAGCTAAAGGTGAAGCTAATAGGGGTTACAACTCTTATAATAAATTCAATGGTAAGAAGCTTCACAAACCCTCAGACTTAGGGGATATTGACTTCTCAGGTTTATCTGTTAAAGATGTTATGAAAGGTCAAACTAAAGGTATTACTGGTAGAGACTACTTTGCAGTAGGAAGATATCAGTTTATACCTGACACATTAAAAGAAGCTGTCGCATGGGCAGAGAAGAAGAAGCTTATTACTAAGGATTCTAAGTTTGATGAGACTACTCAGAACCATTTATTTGGATACCTGATAGCTAAACGTAAGAACCTTAGTAAGTTTATAGATGGTAAGAAAGTAGATACTAAAGATGTTTCTAAAGACTTAGCTATGGAATGGGCTTCTATACCAAACATGGAAGACTATGATTATAAAGGTGAGAGCAAGAAGAAAGGCTCAAGCTTTTATGATGATGGTATTAATAAGGCACACACAAGTGTATCCAGTGTTCAGAAGTTTTTAGATGCTGCTACTAAGGTAGATTATAAACCTTTTCCAGTTCAATATTTGGATGAAGAAGAAGTTTCTACAGCAGACCTGAGAAAAGCAGATGATACTAATGATACTGGTGCTGATGTAAATGCTGCTCCACCTAAACGTGGGGAAGGTTTTGGGGTTGATATGTTAGCTAAGATATATAGTCTAGCTGAGTTAAATCCAGAGGATGAAAATGTATCAGATCAAATTGCTGATATTGATAAATCTATAGAAGATAAACCTTTAGACTTTAGTGCTAAGCTTGCCTCTACACAGGATGAATTTGATAGACCAGTGACACCAGAACAGTCAGTTGGTAAACAAATAGAACCCTTAGAGACACTACCAGAGGAAGAACTAGAATCTTTCCCTACAGCAGACCTAGGAGCTAAGAAGCAAGACTACACTAACTTTAGAAAGCAAATGTCTGAGGTTACGTTCGAAGGTATGGGAGATGATCTTGTTAATAAGTTCACTGACCATAACAGTATAGGACACCTTGCTACAGCAGGTATATCTAGTGCATTACAGACTAATGAAGTAGACCCTAACTTTAATATAAAGAAACAGGATGCTGAATTATATGGTCAAATGACCGATGGATTGGAAGCTGATGACATTGTAGAAGTACTAGATAACTCTCACAATAGAACTGACTTTATTAAGAATGCTAGTTTAGCTAAAGGTAAAGCAGATCGTAAGAAAGAAATGGAGGACTATACACAAAAACACCCAGTGTTCTCTGGTGTCAATACAGTCGGTAACATACTCACAGAAGGTGCAGCCTTCATGCCAATTGGTACACTCGTTGCCGGAGCCGCTAGAGCTACAAAGATCAAGACACTTGCAGATATCACTAAATCTAGTGTTGGTGCTTTTGTTCTTGGTGAAACTGTGGAACAAGGGTTACAGGAAATAATCTGGTCTAAGTATGATAAAGACTATGAGTTTGACCCATTACTATTTGCTACAAGCATTGGTATCGGTGTTGGTCTTAAGTCTATCGTAGGAACACCAGAAGCAGATAAGTTATTCAGAGATTTCATGGGTAATGAAAATGGGTTTATTAATATTGCCACTAAAGAAGGTAAGAAATTAGTAGATGAAGTAGCTTCTAAAGTTACTGATAACCAAGCTATTGCATTAGCTAGAAGAATAACAAAGCTTAAGGTTAAAGCAGCAAATACTTTACGTAAGAATCTAGTAGCTAAAAGAAGCTCACTAGCTAAACGTCTAGCTATTGTTGAAAGTAATATAAAGGATGTTGGAAGTACCAAGAAACTTAAAGGTTTAAAGCAGAAGCTAACTAGGCAGATAAAGAAGTTTGATAAGAACTTACCTAATGAACTAGATATGCTTGCTAGAGGTACACACCCTAAATTAGCAGCAAGTGTTAATCCAGACTTTAAGATGAGTAAGATTGCAGAAGAATTAGGTATACCTAAAGATGCTGTTAACTCATTAGAGAAGACTAGGAGATTCCTAGGATTAGACGGTGTTGATGTAGACCCAGACTTTATATTAGAAGGTGAGAAAGCTTACTCTAATGTTGCTAGACAACAGTTATTAGAGATGGCAGATAACCGCAGAATAAATATGAATGAGACATTAAGGTATGCCTCTGGTACTGACTTTGTAAAGAAGTTAGATGAAATGCCAGTACTAGGTAAGTTACAAGTAGGTAATGCACTTAGAAACCTTGCAGACACAGATGGACCTGTGACAAGATTCTTATTCAATAAAGGTAACTTAGTTAATTCTAAAAACCCAAGAGTAGCAGCATTCTATAACTTCTTCTCACCAGATGGTGCAGGTCGTACAGGAGCTTCTAAGATGAGAGCAATTGATTCTCAACAGAAGTATGCTAACATCTATGGTGGTGAATTAATGAATATGTACCACACACACGGAAGTAAACTATATGATAAGATCAATGATTCTAAGTTTGGAACTACCTTAAAAGGTATCTTCTCACCAGATGATTATGAACTTACTGTTGAACCTTTATTTAAAGAACGCATGTTAGACGCTACAGGAGAAGCTTTCAGAACTAAGTATGGTGATGAGTTAGCTGATGTTGCTGATGGTTTCTATAATGATATGAATAAGCTCAATCAAAGGATTGTTAAGAGAGCTAAAGAACTAGGTGTTGAGGGTGTCGATTTTGATACTGTTGATGGTTGGTTTCATAGATCATGGGACTTTAGAAAAGCTAGAGCTGTTGATACAGATGATTTATCTGAGACAGTTTATAGAGCAATGAAGGGACACGCTGAGACACTTGGTGTCAAGAATATAGATGATGCTATGTTACAGAAACATGCTAAGAAGTTTGCATTTGGATTAAAGAATGCCGATCTATCAACCATTGAAGGTTTACAGTCAGATCACATTAAACTACTTGAGAAACTATTAGGTAAAGCTGATGGTACTGAGGGTAAGGTTATTAAGACTGAACTAACTAGATTGAAAACACTTAAGGCTAAAGCTGATGCAGGTGATCTTGCTAATAGAGTACAGATGGATGTTACACAGAAATTATCAGATGGTAGACCATTATCTGATTTATTTGAGGATAACATAATTCATACTCAGAAAAGATATACCTCTAGAATGTCAGCACGTATTGCTGCAGCAGAGCATGGAATTAAAAACATTGATGATATCGAAGATTGGATTATAGATGCAGTTGATGATGAAGTTAAAAGGTTTGCAAAGCAAGGTCATAAACAACCACAGCAAGCAGCTAAACACGTTGAGGCAGCCATGAGACAAGACTTTATGTCTTTTAAACATGGTGGCATGGTAGGTCTACATGATCTACCTGATGACACAGCGAGTGACTTTATTAGATTAGTAAAGAAATATAACTTTGCTAGACTGATGCAGATGACAGGTATATCCTCTATTGCCGAGTTCGGTGGTACACTTGTGGAAGCAGGTGTATCTAATACACTTGGTGAAATGAGTAGGTATATGCGTAATCATTTGAATGATCTTTATCTAGATAATCCGGCTAAATTTACTGATAGATTATATGATGAACTTAGAACAATTACTGGTGTAGGTATGGAAGACTTTTCTTTCACCTCTAAAGGTATGTCTAAAGCTTCAAGAGTATTTGACTCAGGTGTAGCTAATCAGATTGAGAAAGGTGTTGATGTTCTTGGAAGAACTACTCAATTACCATTCGCAGGTATAGAAAAAGTTGGACGTAGAATTACAGCTAATGCACTTGCTATTAAATGGGGAAACCACTTTAATGGTACAGAGACAGGTGGAGTACTCTCAGCATTCTTTGGAAGTAACGGTGTTACTAATAGAGTACTTGAGAACTCAGGATTTGGATTTATAGATGATGCAGGTAAGTTTGTTGCAAATAAGAACTATAATAATATCAAGAAAGCTATGACTAAGTTTGCTACCTTTGATGATAGTGGACGTTTAGTTAAACTTAACTTAGATAAGTGGGATACTAAAACAGCCCATGCTTTTGGTGATGCAATACAGATGCAATCTAATCATATCATGGTTAATCCAGATTCAACTACTATGGCATTATGGCAATCAACTACTGTTGGTCAGATATTAAACCAGTTTAGAACATTTACAGTTAACGCTACTACGAAAGTATTTGGTGCTACTGTTGGGAATGCAGCTATCTCTAGTAATAGAGGAGATCATTCTGAAATGATTAAAGCAGGTCAAAAGATATTCTGGGGAACTGCACTTGGTGTTCTAAGTGTTGCCACGAGACAAGGTATTCAACGTGCAGGTGGGGATAAAGAGGTAGATTTATTTGATGATGGCTTAATGAAAGCTGCAGCAATTGGATTCTCTAGATCATCAGTTGCAGGTAACTTACCTACTATATCAGATTCAATGAGTGGTTTCTTTGGTTATGACCCTATATTTGAGAAAGCCTCAAGTACTGGTCGATCTAAGAACTTCTTTAATCTAGCTACAACACCTACTGGACAAGCTGTTGGTGGTGGTTTACAAGGTTTAGAAAAGGCGGCACAAGGAGACTTAAAAGGTTCTGGAATGCAATTATTAAAAGTATCTCCTCTATATCGCCAAATTGGTTTACAGCAGATATTTAACTTTGTTGATGATGAAAAGTAAGGAGGCATAAATGATATGTAATACATGTAATGAGGATAAACCAGATTCAAAATTCTACGCCAGAGCTAAACGCTGTACTGAATGTAGAGCTATACAACTCAGGGAAAAGAAATCAGAAATGGGTGAGTTCTATATAAGCTATGCGATGCTAGGTAAGGCATTATCTAGATGTAAACTAGAGTCTGATAGTAAATCAACATTATTAAAACACCTGATGGATTTGGGTGGTGTTCCAAAAAGATGCCCTGTACTTGGTTTACTGATATCATATGATAGTGGTGGTAACTCACCATCACTAGATAGGATAGATAGTTCATTAGGTTATATTGTTGGTAATGTAGAGATCATAAGCTATAGAGCTAATGTTCTTAAAAATAGCAGTACACAAGAAGAGAGGGAGTTACTAGCTTCCTACTATAGGAAATAACAAGGAGAAAATTATGGCTAATACACCAGTTGCAATTACTGGAGCTGTAACAATCGTAGGGTATTCAGTTACTCTACCTTTCGTTACAACTGATTCGTATACGTTTAGTTTTCCATATTTAAGCCAAGATGATTTTGAAATAGAAGTTAAATCAGAGACTATACTGGATGCTGCAGATTACACATTCACTTCTGATTACTTAATTCAACTGACAACTACAGGTGTAAATAAGCTTAATGCTTTATATGGGACACTGACTGACGTACCAGTTACAATAAGAAGAAGAACACAAGTTACCACTAGATTGGTAGATTACCAAGATGGTGCAACACTTACAGAAGCTGATTTAGACCTACAAGCTAATCAGTTATTTTATCTAGTACAGGAAGTATATGATAATTCTGAACTAGGTAATATCAACTTTAACCCTGTTGATGGGGCTATTGATATTGGTGGAGCTGAGTTAGCAGATGTTGGGGCACCTACTGGTGAAACTTCGGCAGCTACTCTAGGTACAGTTTTAGATAATTCTGTGACACCAGAATATACAACAGCAGAGAACTACAGACAGTACCGTATGGTATTTGAAAGTGGAAACCTATACAGAGCAAATGTAGCAGTTACATCCGCACCTGCAATTATTGATTTAGGTGATTGGGATTTAGTATTATCAGCAGCACAAGTGGCGGCTATCGGTACTAACACTACTGCTATTGGTACTAACACTACAGATATTGGTACTAATACTACAGACATTGGAACTAATGCTACGGATATTGGAACTAATGCTACTAACCTTACAGACCATGAAGCAGAGAATGAGACAGCGCATACTGAGAGAGACACGAAGGCTAACTTGGACACATGGGCACTCACTGCGACAAACGGTGCTATGGCTTATGCTACGGATGAAAAGTTACCATACATTGTTAAAGATACTTTACTGGAAGCAGTAGGTGCAGGTGGTGGTGGTGGTTCTTTAGAAATCTATCATCAAGAAACATTTGAAGATACTGTAGCAGCAGACTTTGTTACAGGTAATAATGCAGCACCAGTTGCAGCAGGTACAGGTACTTTGGATGGTACTTTATCTGATGATACTACTACACCACTTTCGGCTTTATCAAGTCTTAAGTATGTAATGGGTGCTACTTCTACTAATGATTTCTTCCTAAGTCCAGCTATCACAGTTGATGAACTGCAGACTGACAAAGACAGTGGTATAAAGAAGTACTACGATTACAATGGTGCTGATGGTGATATCAAAGTTATTGTATTAGATCAAGCTGATAATATTCTTACAAGTACATTAGACCTATTAGATGGGACAAGTGCTAACAAGAGATTTGAAGTTGGGTTCTTTATTGGACCTAGTGTTACTTCGATACGATATGGTGTTCAAGTTGTTACTGGTAATTCTGGTAAAATACTTAGAATGGATAATGTAGAGTTTTCAACTAATCCTTTTGTTTATAAGAATTTAGTGGAGATGACTGATTGGGAGAGTTTTACCCCGACATATAGTGCTGGTTTCGGAACGGTTACAAGTAATGTAGCAAAATATAGAAGAGTCGGAGACACATTAGAAATTGAAGCAACATTTACCTCTGGAACTGTTGCCGCTAGTGCTGGAACAATGACCTTACCCACAGGTCTGTCTATAGATGCGGATAAACTTTCTTTAGCATCTACAACTGGAAACGCAGGGGTTGATATTGGGAAGTATTTATCTGACCAAACGTCACCAAATGTTAACGGCTCCCTACTTGCATTCACTTCAACAAGCACTTCTTTGGTTTATTTTGGACAAATATTTAATCTATCTGTTAATCATTCAATTGCTTCCACAAGTGTATCTACACAAGTTATGGCATCTAGCGACCCAATGACTCTTTCTATTAGAGTCCCCATCGAAGGTTGGTCAGCATCCTCCGAGCACGTAGTAACTCCAGCGAAGAGTAATATGACGGACTGGACAGCATACACTCCGACTACTCAAGGGTTTGGGACTATAACCTCCCCGAGTTTTATATACAAACAAGTAGGAGACACTTACTTAATACAAGGCTCTTTTACAACAGGTACAGTATCGGGGTCAGAGGCTCAAATTAGTTTACCTAATGGGTACTCTGTAAAGTCGGGTTATTCGCAAAAGTCGTCGGGCATTTGGTTTAGAGGAGCTAGTACAACGGAACACGGAGGCGGTGTAATTTCTACATCTGGTGACACTTATATAAACTTTTCTACTGCTAGTACTTTTTCAGGTACATCCTCTAACGCTACATCTGTAGCAAATGGTAATCAGACAGCAGGTTCGTCACAGGGATTTCACTTTAGTGCCACAATACCTATTGAAGAACTTTCCTCGGACGCAACCTTCCTAGCAGCTATACCCGTGCAAAAGGTGGCTATAGTATCTCAAAAAGAAACATCGGGGACCGCTGGAGGAAGCTCTACCGCTAACACTGTTCAGACAAGAACCCTAAACACGGTGGAAGGTGATGCCGAGATAGTGAGTCTAAGCAGTAATATATTTACGTTACAAGCAGGAAAGTATTTAATCGAAGCTTCAGCCCCCTCCTATGAGAATAGTAGACATCAGGCTTTCTTGCACGATGGCAGTTCTTACGTGGCAGATGGGTCAAGTGAATACGCTCCATCGGCAGGACAAACAAGGTCGGTAATTGACTATCACGTAACATTAACAACTTCTAAATCATATACGCTTAGGCACTGGACACAAGCGACAAAAGCCTCTACAGGTCTAGGTTTTGCTGCAGATAATCACGCATCTAACCCACAGTCCCAAGAAGTTTACGGAATAGTGAAAATAACCAAGCTTAGATAGCACTTATTGGTTCACCAAGTAACATACCAACGAAACAGTTAAATCTGTAGTAAGGGGGTGATCTAATCTAATTTTACAAATGGGGTTATCGAGATGAATTTCTCATAGCCCCTTTTTAACAACTAACAGGAGTATTAAATGTATAGAGATAAAAATGGTTTAATAACTACAGATGCCGATGGTACTTCTGGTGAAAACTCTTTCCTATGGACAGTGGAACTTTATGTTGCGTGTCTTAAGAAAGGGCAGAATGTATCGGCACTTGGTTTCACCTTGGACAAAGCCCTAGAACAAATGAACCTAGGTAACGGCTTATACAAGCAAGCACCTCACATCGGCTTAGATCAAGGTAAAGATTCATATATGAGTCACGATCAACTAACAGCAATAATCTGCTATCTACATCTTACAGGT